TCATTTTTTAACATCATCTTTTTTAGTCTTTTTCATTAATTCTGGTTGTGGTTCATCCACAGATTCATAAACAGTGGAATCCGGCCGATTATATTCGGATCCGGATAACCTTTCTTCTAAAACGCCAATTTTAAAGCGTAACAATTCATTTGTTTCTGCCAATTGAGAATTTGCGGTACTTAATCGGAAAACTTCAGTTCTCAAATCAAGTTTTTCAATGCTGTTTTCATTATTATCGGCATCATTTTTCAGCATGCTTCCACTTCCGGTGATAAACCATTCCGCATTGATTTCGGGAAAATGATGTAATATTTTACACGCTTTATCAGTTCCCATGTTACTGCTATTGTCCAAAAACTTGTTTGAAAAGCCTAAATCTTTACAAAATTTATACTTTGTAATTCCTTTATAATCAAGGTATTGAATTATTCTTTCGGTACTCCCCATTCTTTTAGTGTATTTTTTTACGCTAATATTTGTTTTAGTGTAAAATATTACATTACATTTGTAATAGTTCAAACGTATTTCGCTCGTAGTAAAATTAAACAAATAAAATCAATTCAAAATAGCACTTATCTATGATTAAACCAGCTGAAAGAAAGAAAATGAAAAAGGTCTTTAAAAAAGGCTATTCAAAGGAGGTTCTGGAAAAACTAAATGAAAACGGAATCGTGACACAAAAGGGAACTCCTTATGGGATTTCTTATATAACTCATGTTTTTAACGGTCGTAATGAAAACACGGATATCGAAAAAACGATTGTGGGTTTATATGCAGAAAAAAAGGAGGAAAAGAAAAAAATTGCTGAAGAAAAGAAAGCAATTTTTACCAAAAAAAAACCCGAAGCTGGAACTCCGGGTTTGATTTAAATAATTAACCTATAAAAGATTAATCTAATGGAAAGCAAATCTACATTAAAAAACCAAATTCACCAAATACCCGCAGGACTACTTCCGGGTGATAATCGAACAGAAATATTTGGTGATCGCAAAAGCAAAAAGACATTTTTTGTATCAGATGGACAAACCTTTCAGTTTAACACATTGGCACCAATGAAAAAAGCCCAAATTTTTGAACAGCTTTTAAAAGATGATATCGCTTTTGGAGATCTGAAACACTTGCCACAGGAAGAAGCAACTGAAAAATTCGCCTTTTGTATTTATGGTGCTGCTGATCACATTGCCGACTTTACAGAAAGTGGCCAGCTAAACAAAGTTGACAATTTTATTTGTTCCAACAACTGTAAGTGTCTGAAATGGAAATCAAAATCAATCACAATTGATGGCACTGCTTTAACAATCAGAGAAATTCAGATTGTCAACTTAATGGCTTCTGATCTTCCGGACAAACAAATTGCCGAGAAACTAAAAATCGCTAAAAGCACGCTAAATACGCACAAACAAAATCTTTTCGAAAAAGCAGGTGTAAAATCTAAATCAGGACTAATTACCAAAGCTATCAACCAAAAAATAATCCAATAACCATGACAATAGTAAAAAATTTTAGCTCAAACAACACAGGGTATTCAAAAGGTTTTCAGATGCTTACAAATTTTGTTTTCCAAATTTTAGCTGTAGAATATCGTGATACACTTGATGCATATTTCACAATAAAACTATCAAACGGAAAAATAGATTTGCCTATTAGCGACATAAATATTTGTGGCCAGAATGGAGGGAATTTCAAAGAATTATTATCAGGAACTGAACATTGGATTTTCAATCAATCTATAACAAATGAAGATATAGTTGAAATTTTCATCTATGAATTTGACCAATACAACATCATACTAAAAATTAAAGAACTCCAAAAGGAACAATTCGCCTATGGAAACCAAAGCGCTGCACTTGAAAAATCAGAAAGTATTTCATTCGAAGATAAAAAAACATTACGCTCCCATTATTCTGCCAAGCAAACTGAATTACAGGAATGTATTAACAAACTCACAAACAAATTATCCGTTGTCGGTTCAGAGACAGTTATCGTGCAAAATCACTATTCCAATTGATTACTCCGGAATGACAGTTTCACAATATTATAATCTCTTTATCAAATAATTCATGTATACCGAAAAATCAATAGACGAAGTTAGAAACGCTGATATAGTACGGATAATTGGGCATTTTTGCGAATTGAAGCGCGCCGGATCAAAGTGGACTGCAGAATCTCCTTTTAATCATAGCAAAGATGCTTTTTTCGTAACACCTTCGCTTAACATGTTTAAGTGTTTTTCTACAGGGCATGGTGGCGATGGAATCCGTTTTGTTCAAATTTACAAAGGCGTTTCCTTTGGCGAAGCAATCAAAGTTATTGCTGATATCTGTGGAATTGTTCTTGAAGAAGTACAGCTATCTGAAGAAGATCAGCGAAAAAGAAACTACAAACAAGAGTTATTCGATGTTAATGCCATTGCGTGTACCAAATACGAAATGCAGCTTCAAAATACTGCAGATGACCATTGGGTTAAAAAAATGCTTATTGAGCGTGATATCAAGCCTGAAACGGTTGAAAAATTTAGAATTGGGTATTCATCCAAAGAATACAAATTAATTACCAATCCGTTTATAGAAAATGCAAAGTTAGAACAGGCTATTAATGTAGGTTTATCGGTTTCTAAGGAAGGAAATAATTATGATTTCTTCAGGGATAAACTAATGTTTCCTATCAGGGATTTCCGCGGGAATGTTTTAGGTTTTGGGGGCCGAAAATCAAATGAAGCGGATGGACCAAAATACATCAATACCAAGGAAACCGAAATCTACAATAAAAGCGTTGTCCTTTATGGACTATTCGAAAACAAAGAATTTATAACCAAAGCAAAAACCGCTTTTCTGGTTGAAGGCTATACAGACGTTACGGGACTTTCGCAAAATGGTTGTGAACTTGCAGTTGCCACCGGCGGAACTGCCTTAACTCCTGAACAGGCAAAATTACTGCATCGTTTTGCTGATCATGTTATTATCCTTCGTGACAATGATGGGCTTGACGAAAAAGGAAACGAGCAAAAAGGAACTTTGGCTGCCCTTAAGGATATCAATATACTTTTGGCTGAAGGATTGAAAGTTTCAGTAGTTATTCTTCCAGAAGAAGAAGATCCGGACAGTTATGCCAGAAAAACAAAACATGTCGAAAAAATGCTTTTCGGGAATGCTGAAGATGCCGTTAATTGGAAAACAATAAAACTGAAAAATAAGGCAGCCAATGACCCTGACGAACTTTCTAAATCTGTAGGTGAAGTTGCTTTGATGCTTTCGGTTATTAAAGACGATATCAAAAGATCTTATTATCAAAAAAATTGCGCAAAAATTCTAAAACAACCGGAAAAAGTAATCAAAGAAAAAATTGATAGCTTTTTTAAAGTGGCTGAAATTAAAGCTGCACAAAATGAAAAAGTACAAACGGAATCTTCTGAATATTTAGGATTGCCAAAAGGTGCAGATTACAAACAATTTTTAGAAAAAGGATATGTAACGCATGAAAATAATGTTTATTTCCGTGGAAAAACAAATTTTTACAAAGGTTCAAATTACCGTATTACGCCACTTTTTCACGTTTATGGAAAGCAGGATAATAAAAGATTGTGTGAAGTAATATCTGATACCGGTATTAAAAGACTAATTGATTTTGATACTGCAGATTTTGTTCAGATGGCAAAATTTGAATCTAAATTATTGGATGAAGGAAATTTTACTTTCACATCAGAAGTTACGCCAAATCAGTTCAAATTATTGCGAAATGATATTCTAAGCAGTTTTATCATGGCTTTTGAATTAAGAACGTTAGGATGGCAAAACGAAGGTTTTTTCGCTTATTCAAACTTAGTATCACAAAAAGGAATCACTAAAACGCCAAATGATTACGGGATTATTCAGCTAGAAGCCGAAGTAAGTATTCAAAGTGATTATATCGCAGATGTAAAACATTTTTATTCGCCATCATCTTCAGTAATGTATAAGAATTCCCGTGATGGTGATGATCCGTATGAGAATGATCGCTATTTGGTTTTTAAACAGGCTCCGGTTGCATTTCATACCTGGATGAACCAATTAAAAAAAGTGTATGGTAAAAAAGCAACAACCGGAATCGCTTGTATTTTCTTTTCGCTTTTCAGGGATTTGTTTGTAAAAACCTATCAGATATCGCCAATTCTGTTTTTAACAGGTGAAAAAGGTTCTGGAAAGTCAAAATTTGCAGAAAGTATTGGAGCTGTATTCGCTTACAAACAACCTGCTTTTGATTTGAATGCAGGTACCATTTCGGGGTTTTCCCGAAGAATCAGCAGAACGACCAATACCATGACCATATTGGAAGAATTTAATGATTTGATTGACTTAAAAATGAAACAGTCTATCAAAGGATCTTATGACAATCGTGGGCGTGAAATTGGACAAAACACAGGCGATAACAAAACTAAAATGACCAAAGTAAATTGTTTTTTGGTAATTCTATCGCAGTATTTGTCTAGTTGGGATGATAACTCTATTACATCCCGAAGCGTAATTGAACATGTAATTAAACCACAGGAAAACTTTACTAACGAAGAAGTGGCTGATTTCAATTTAATTCAATCGTGGGAAGAAGAAGGTTTGACCAGTTTTATTTTGGATATCATCAAATACCGTCCTGAAGTTGAAGAAAATTACAGACGTGTTTATGGTGAAATTATCAAGGATTTAAAAAAGCAATTAAAAGACACCGATTATCAGGAGCGAATGCTTCAAAATTATACGGTACTCCTAACACCAATGAAGATCTTAATAGACAAATTTCAATTTCCATTTACGTATAAAGAAATGCAGGATCAGTTTAAGGAAGCCATTCTGGAAAGTTCAGATTTGATTGTGGAAAGTGAAGGTTTAGCAGAATTCTGGCGAACTATGGAGTATTTACGTGACAGATCCCCGTTCCCACTTATTAAAGAAAGAATGCATTTCATTATTGACACACCATTGACTTTAAAACTTCAAACCAAAAAAGGAGAGCCAGACTATGAATGGAAAAACACCAAACGAACTCAGGTTTTATTGCTTCGATTGAATGCAATTCATCAATTATACCATAAAGAAGTTTCAACCCGTGAAGGTGCCGATGTTATTGGAGAAAACACTTTGAGAAATTACTTTAAATCAAAAAAATATTTTATAGGATCTGTTGGAAGATACCATTTTGATGATACTTCTACATCAGCGTATGTTTTCGATTATACCATGATGCACGAAGGAGGAATTTTAAACTTATTAAGAACCGCACCAAAAAAGACAGAGAATGATATTCCATACAACAATGGAAGTTCAGACGAAGATCCGAATTGGTTACAAGCTAAATAATTATGAGAACAAAAGCTGTCATTTTGAATTTAAGAGTTGCCAAAGCATCTGATTTTAGAAATGAATTAGGAGAAAAGAAATACGGTTGCATGTATTTTCAGCAATCGATAAATGGCACTTTTTGTAATCAGCCTTATTTCTTTCATGAAAATACAGATTTAGATGTTTTTAGAGAATTGTATAATTCAAAGCAAATTTGGGTTTTAGCCGGAATATTTGACGATGTAGAATTTACAGAAAAACGTAAACCGATAATTGACAAAAACAAATATGGAATCAGAAGAAGTAAAGAAAGAAAACCAATGGCCTCCAGACCATGTTTATGTAAGCAAAAGCATTGAGGAGTACGTAAAAAAGGCGCGAAAATTTAATCATCAAGATTGGTTAAATCAAATTTATAATAACCCTAAAATAAAAATTGAAATGAAAGAACAAAATGTAAAAACAGAATCTACCAAACAAAAAAGATTCACATTAGTAGTAGAAGCTAAGGAAGTTTTTAAAGGAAACGACCGACAAGAAGTAGCAGGTGAAATCTTTAAGCTTCAGAAAGATTCGCATCCATTAATTATTTTATTGGATTCTGAGGCTAAAGAATCTTACCAATATTCTAAAACAATTCACCAAAGAAACTATCGTGTTCAGGCTGGAAACTACGAAAAAGATAGTGTTTTAAAACCTGCTCAGGAGGTTACGAAAACGGAAGAATAATTTAATAATCTATAAAAATTAAACTAATGGAAAATATTATAAACGTTGAAGTGAAGGCTATTTCACTAGGAGAATTTAATGATTTTCAAACTTGGATTCAAAATTTTGACACTTTCCGTCAAAAATATGGTTTGACAGCACAATTTTTACATCAGGATTGCAACGGTTTTACCACAACCGGATATGATCTAAGGAATTTTAAAAACGAAGCTCCATATCCTGTAAAAACCTATCTGTTGATTCAGGATCCTGAAGTGCCAAGACCTTTACCATATAAATCAATTTCAAAGAACTAAATCATGAAATCAAATAAAGAGATAGCGCAAGAAGTTGAACAAACATGTGCATACGTAAATAAGATGTTTTTTTTAGCAATGTCTTCTGGTTCAAATGAACTGCATAAAGTTTTAAACAATTTTGAAGATTTTAAAAAAACATTCCCAAAAATTCCATCTGAAGATTGGGGATTATATAGCGATAATAAAGAACTGCCCGGACTTTTAGATTTATATGGATATGATGGTTGGTTAGTTGAAGTTAAAGTTTACAAACGTGATCGTTTTAAATCTGAAAATAAAAATCATAAAGTGAAAAGGAACAAATTTATTTACTGTCAAGATTTTAATGAAATTATTCCAAAAATGCTTGAGTTTTCAAAAGATGTTTTAGAAGAAGATATAATAAAATTTAATAGAGATCAAAATGGAAACAAATAACTGTACCGTTTGCGGGCTTCATAAAGGAGCCTGTTTACACCAAATGCAACTGATTGATGATCGGAATGATCGTCGGGTTACCCGAATTGTATGGTTTCTTTTTGGTTTTGTGGCCAGTAGTATATTAATCTTTTATCTTTTAAAATGATGTCAGGAAATAAGAACAAATTGATAGCTTTTAATTACTTCGGAGGAAAGTTCACATGGTTAAACTACTTGTATGCATATTTCCCCAATGATTTTGTTCACTTAGCCGAATTATTTGGAGGTTCAATGGCCGTATCTCTTAATTACAAAGGTAGATGTATAAAAACGGTAAATGAGATCAATGGTGACGTTACTAATTTTTTTGAGGTTTTGCGTGATGATACAGAAATGTTGCTTATGAAATTGGAACTTTCTCCATGCTCAGAAGAAAATTACCATAAATGCTGGCCGATATCTGGCGACAAAACAGAACGTGCAAGGAAGTTTTATGTGCGAGCTCGCCAATCTTTTTATGGATTGGGAGCTCAAAGGGAAAATAAATCTTGGCATATGGCAAAAACGAAACTTCACGCACAAGTAGGTGAGACAGTTTCAAAATGGAATAATGCCTTACCTAAACTGTTAGAGGTGGCCAGAGTGATTAGAGCAAATTTTCAAATCATAAAAACAGATGCCTTATTAGCAATTTTGAAATTAGATTCTCCTAAAACCTTCTTTTACCTAGATCCACCTTATTTATTAGAAACTCGTGGCTCACACGATGATTATATGTTTGAGTTTTCAGAAGAAAAATATAGAGAAATGGCTGCTATTCTTTATAAAATAGAAGGATATGCAATGATTTCCGGTTACGATCACGATTTGATGTTTGAACTCTTTGAAAGCAAAGGATGGACAAAAATAAAATTCCCTACGAAAAAGAACAATATCAGATCAAAGCAGGTTACAGAATGTATATGGATAAACTATCCATTGACAAAAACCAATTCTAATAACGGGAAGCAAAGTGAACTTTCATTAAAAAACTAACTTATGAGAATCAATACAAATCAATATAATCTTAATCTTAATCACGATCCGGAAGCAATTAAAAATCATTCCAAGAAATTAAAATATGCGGAGTTTTTCGCCGGCGGTCTTGGTTGCGCTTGGGCTGCCAAAAAAAATCCTGATTTGGATGTCAGGTGGGTTCTAAACCATGATTTGATTGCTTGTAAAACTGCTTTTTTCCATTTAAATGGTACAAAAGTATATTTTGCAGATATATACATGCAGGACGAACATGAATTAGAACCAGTAGATGTTATTCAGGCTTCTTTTGAGTGCGATTTTCACACGCCTGCAATAGGTTCAACTCGTATTGACCAAAAAAGTTATATGATGGGATGGGAACTATACAGATACGTGGCTTTTTTGAATCCTTTAGTTTTGAAAGTAGAAAATGTGCCAGGCGTCAAAAATTGGGCTCCACTTGGTGAAGATGGCCAGCCAGATAAAAACCGTGCCGGTGAAGAGTTTGAAAAGTGGAAAAAGGCAATGATGGATTTAGGTTACAATTATACTGAAAGTATCAGATGCGCAGCTGATGATGGAATACCAACTACAAGAATACGCTACTTTGCAATTTTCTATAAAGAAGGCATTGAAGTTTCATGGCCGGAAACGACCCATAATGAATTTGGTACTGATGGTAAATCACCATGGATTCCGTGTAAAAATTTCATTGATTTAGAAAATCCCGGACAGAGCATTTTTGGTCGTAAATTCAATGAGAATTTGCCTAAACAACACCGAAAGCCACTTTGTCGTAATAGTATGCGTAGAATTGGAGCAGGTATAAAAAAGAACGCTCCAAATTTTGTTAGACTTATTTCAAAATTCTTATCTGAAGAAGGAATATTACTAGATCAAAGTATAAATAATTATATAGAATCAGAACCAATTGACAGTAAAGATAAATTGATATGTCGTGAAAAAATACAATTTATTGCCGATCATTGTCATTCAGATTCTTTTCAAAAATTAGATGATCCTTTAAAACCTTACACAAGTCAACAAACTAAAAGGTTAATTACAATTGATCAATTTGTGGCTCAATATTATGGCACTATTCAGACACAAACTATTGAAACTCCTTTGAATACAATACCTTGTCGTGACATACATCAGCTACTAACAATAGAAAAAATTCAGTTTTTGTGTGAATATTATGGAGGTTATGGTAATCCGGAATCAACTATTAAAAGCCTTGATAAACCACTATCTCCAATTCTTAGCGAGCCAAAGCATCAATTGGTAACATTACTTAGTGGATTTGATATTAAAGCACGATTTCTGACCAGTGAAGAGCTGGCAGAAATAAGCACTTTTCCCAGAGATTTTTTCTCGCGTAAAGGTTTGAACTTATCACATAAAAATGCAATTAAACTTATTGGGAATGCAGTTCCTCCTGAGTGGTTTTATAAAATACTATCGCATAATATTGACTCTATTTTAGAATATAAGAAAAAAGGATTAGCAGCATAACGCCATATTCTGTATGAAAACTTTGCTTGTCGGCAAGGTCGCTATTTGTAATGTGTTATAATCGGGAGAATATTGGCAAAGTTTTCATGACCCTTTTAAATTACAATAAGACTGACGTGGGAAAGACCTCTTTTTTAAACTTTAAAACTATCATAATGACAATAGAAATATTAGAAAATAAAATAGCTTTTCAAATAGGTTTCTTGGAATTTTCCGGAAAATTACCTGAAGAAATAATTTCTGATCTAAAAGCACTCGCTATAGATTATGCGGAACAATTCAAAATTAAAGCTGAACAATATGACAAATTAGAAAACCGAATAGCTAAATGTTATGTTGATGAAAATGGCAACGAACTTTCTCCAGAAGAATCTGAAAACATTGATTTGGGAACAATTGGTGAAATAGCAGCCGGAGCTTTTGGATGGATTTAAATTAAAATTAAATAAACTTCTGGGAGGAGTTATAAAACCCAAACCAATTATTATGAATAAATTTTTAAAAATTTCAGTTATTTCGGTTGTCATTACTATAATGTTTTTTTTAGTTTCTGGACTATGGAAAGCTGTTTATGAGGGCAATTACTTTGCAAACAATTCCTTGTCTGGTATTTTACTCGTTATTGGAATTATAGTTTTGATGGTTTTGACATTTATAGGATCTAAGACTTTTTGGAAATCTTTTATTTTTCTGTCTTTGGTTGTATTACAAAGTTGCAATTACGCAAAATCCAATCAGCAAGTTCTTGTATCTGAAGATTGCGGAATGAATTGGAAAAAAGTAAACGCTGGTGATGCTGTTCCGAAAGGCGGAATGAATCCGTGTTACATGAAAGTTGTTGTACCTAATTTCCCAATGCAGGGAGATATGAAGTTTTTAGCGAACTTAGATAAGCGAGTAAAAGTAACAACTCATATTGATTATGATTACAGCATAATAAATGGTTTGGCTTTCATCAATGAAGCTAAATACATTGGAAAAGCCAACGCTGATGCTGATAGTCAAGACGCACTTGATCCTGCAGCATTTGAAGGAGCTGAAAACCGTGTCATTGATAAAAGAATTAAAGAGGTTGCAAAACGTCTATTCCTTAATGAAGATATAGTTGACATGGAACAAGACGAACTTGAATTACGTTTGGAAACTGAGGTCAATAAAGTTTTAGAAAAATTCGGCGTAAGATTGAATTTTATAACGCTTACTTTCCTTCCTGACGATCAAACAAAGCAAGCAATTGATATTTCTACAGCTATGCGAATTTACCGCAGCAATGATCTTGAAGAGCTTGGAAAACAAGTAATGATTGCCAGATCTGGCGCAACACAAATAACAATTGAAAATAAAACAGAAACACCTGCTAATATTGAATAAATAATTGCAATCCAAATTTTAAAAACCACTCGATTTGAGTGGTTTTTTTTATTCAATTTTCCAACCTATACGCATAATATCCTCATTAAGCTTATTGATATGAATTTGATATGGAATTTTATCTGCTAACCGGATTAAAAGTTTCATCCGGAAAGGCGATAAGTTTTGAAAATTCTGAAAGATGCAAATAGGATTGTTTCTTTTGTTATTGATTACCATTGTACATCCAGTTTGCAAATTATTGTACTTTGAGAAATACTGCAAGCTTTCAAGTGTTTTTGGCTCTAATCGCCTAAAAATCGCTTTCATATTATCCACTTCCTGATCTATAAAATACCTGGTATTCATTTAAACAATTTCTATTCCGTATCGGACGGTAATTAAATTTTCATATTATTTTCAAATTCTGGGATTACAAAATTATGCATAAACTCATTTGGCTAATGGTTCTAAATTGTAACATTATATTAATCTATAATACAACCTCGATATCACATCCCCCCGGAATTTCAATTTTGCCAATCCCCCCAGACCCCCCAATTTAAAAAATTTTGCAAATTTTTGTTTTTCTAAAAGTAAGAGGTTAAAAAAGTTCCACAGTTCCACAAATAAAATATTTATATTTTATAATATATATAACTATTTAATATACAATATATTAAGTCTAAATTAGTTTTAAATTTTCGTGTGGAACTTTGTGGTATTGTTGTGGAACTTATGGAACTTTATTTTAAGGTTCCACAAAAAAAGACTTATTTCCCCAATTTCCAATTACTAAAACAACCGTAAATGCTTGATAATCTGCAATGTGGAATTGTGGAACTTTATTTTTTGAAAAAACATATCTTAAATTTATTTCTCACTTTTTTTTACTCATATTTTATTTCCTGCTGTCCTAATCACTTCTTTGGTAATTGTCGTAAATTCGTCCAAACCAAAAAAGTAAAAATGATACAAATTTCCATTCCGGTAAAAAAGCATGTAAAAAAATATCTAATTAAAAAATATGGTGAAATTCACACCATTTCAAAGAAGACTTTTTTAGGTTTATTATTATTGGAGCTGATCAGTACTGAAGCTGATACTTCGGATATTGATTTCAATGGTTTTGACAGGTACATAATTGACATTCCGGAACTATATTTTAATACAAAAGGATATGTAATCAATAGAAACAAACTTAAATTTTTAGGAGTTTGCCTAGAAAGACTATTTTTTGAAGATTTTCATGCGTTTGTAGATGTGGAATTGGCGAAAGGAAAATCGAACGCTTGGCAAAGTGTTGAATTGTTCTTGAATTTGAACAATATTAACGAAAACGAAATGAAGTTGGGTAGCATGTATCGCAACTACCAAAGGCATTGCGGAGAAAAAATAAAAGAGAAAAAAATAAATGTAATAGTTTATTCGTAGTTACAAAAACGCCTGAAACCGCACCTGTAACGGTGGCAAAATACGACAGTTTTATAAAAATAAATATCAAAAAAATTATGAATTTTACGTGTACTGAAAAGCTTGCCGGATTTGCCGAATTTGAGTTGTTTCTTATAGAAGAAACTGCTAATTGGCCGCTTGTAATTACTGACACAAATTCGAAAGATGTTGTGTTTACTCCATACGAAAATGATGTTGAAGCCATAATCGATGAAGATAGTATAACTGTAGATGTGAACCCAAAACAGTCTTCAGATGGTGAAATACAACAAATATCAATATCTTTTCGATTAATTACCCGAAGTGAAGCTTTAGAACAATTACTGGAACAATACGCAAATAAACCTTGTGTTGGAAAAGGATCTTTAAACAATGACTTTCGAAAATTGTATGGGACTAATGATCAACCTTTATACATGAATTATGAAGTTAACGACGGTACAAAGGTCGATGGAGATTCATATACGTTGGTTAGAATAAAAGGCGAAACCCGCAAACGCCCTGTATATTACAATCCTTAAAATCGCTGTCCTATTTTAAGATTCTGAATAAATCAAAATTTGTATTGTAGAAATTAACAATACAAATTTTTTTATTTTGAATCAAAGCTTAGATACACTTTTTACAGGTCATTTATATATAGACAAGTCTTACGGCGTTAGTTTAGTTCCTTCTTTAATTTCTATGTATACCGGAAAAAGGATCGTAGAAAAAACAGAAGTTGAAAAAATAAATAGTATTACAAAAGTTTACATCACAGCAAAAACTTCAGCTGCTGATGTTAATTCTGCTTTAAATGATTCTTCAAATAAGGTTGTTGTTCTCGATTTTAAACAACCTGTAGTTAAGTTTAGTACGTATTACTGGCTTGGAACTCAAAGTTATATTTCCATTTTACAACGTTTAAAAAATGATCCCACCGTATTAGGCGTTGTCATTGACATGGATACAGGTGGCGGTCAGGTTTATGGCACCCCTGAGATGTACGATGTTGTTGCTGATTTCAAGAAAGTTAAGCCAATTGGTTTTTATACTAATGGTTATATGTGTTCAGGTGGTTATTATATCGCTGCACCTGGTTCTTTTATTATTGCAAATAAGAGAGCTGATGCCATTGGTTCTATTGGTGCATATACTATTATCATGGATTACGATAGCTTACTTGAAAAGTTTGGTGCTAAAGTTCATACGATTTATTCAGATTTATCTCCAGACAAAAACAAGGGTTACAGAGGTGTAATGGATGGAAGCGATCCGGAATATAAAAACTACATAAAAGAAGAATTAAACCCAATGGTTCTTGTTTTTCATTCTGACATGAAAAATGCGAGACCACAACTAAAAGAAGAAGTTTTTAAAGGTGGTACATGGACCGGAGTACAAGCAGTTGAAATGGGCTTGGTCGATAAAACAGGATCTCTACAAGATGCAATTTCCGAAGTTTTTCAAATAGCTGAAAACAATAGTAAATCAAATACAAATACAAACAAAAATATGAACACAAAACAATTGCCATCGTTACAAGCTGCTTTGGGTTTAGATACTCCTTTGGCTTTTACTGAAGAAAAAGGTACGTATTTAAACGATGAACAGTTAGATACGATTGAGAGTAGAATTGTTGAATTAGAAGGATCTAATACAACATTAAAAACAGACTTAGATGCTGCAGTCGCAAATACTGAAGTGAAGGACAAACTAACAGCTTCGGAAGGAACTGTTACTGCTTTAGAAGCTTCAATCGACAGTATGTTAACATCTGCAGGTTTAGATGTTACAGGAACTTTAACCGAAAAAACTAATGCATTAAGTGCAAAAGTTACGGAAATGGGAAAAGCTGACGGTTCCAAACCAACAGTAATAAAAGTTGATGTAAATAATTCTGCTGCTGCATCAAATGTAGTTGGAGGTATTGACATTACGGGAGCAATGAATTGTTAATCAATAAATTTTAATATATGTCAATTATCGCTACAGATATAGTTACGGCTTTTGGAGCACGCTATATAAATGAAGGGCAAAATATGGAAAGCCTGAAGGAGCAAATCCGTCAGCCATCTGTAACGCCATCTTATGCGGTACCAATCATTACTGAAAATGATGTGTATCGTTCATCTAATGCTGCATTAGGTGAAATTGTTCAAGGATTTCAAAAAGCATTTACCGCAAAAGGGGATTTGACTTTTACACCGAATGAAATCGTTTTGCGTAATGCAAAAATCGATATTTCATTATATCCGGATGATGTAAAAGGAAAATGGCTTGGTTTCCTTGCTTCTTTAGATAAAGCTGCAAGAGCTGAATGGCCTATTGTTCGTTATCTTTTGGAAAAGCATGTTGTGCCTCAGATTCCGCATGATATGGAAACAAAAGCATATTGGGGCGGTTCTTATGTTGCTCCAACAGCGGGTACAGCAGGAACAACTGCAGGAACATTAGACGGCTTGAAAAAACTGATTGATGCAGGTTTAACAGCAACTACAATGAATGCTATCGCATTGACTGCATTGCCTACGCCTACAACAATTTTCGACTGTATTGAGGAATTTACAGATGATATTTTTGCACACAATGCCATTCTGGAAAGTGTGAAAATGCGTGTGTATATGGAGCCAAAGTTTTTGAAAAACTATTTCAGAGACAAACGTAATACACACGGAACTGATGTGGATTATAAAGCAGGTCAAAATACTGTCGATTTTTCTCCATTAGTTGAATTGGTTGCATTACCATCAATGGCAGGTTCTGGTTATATCTGGGCTACACCTGTAGACAATTTTGTTCATTTACGTAAAACAAACGGAATGAAAGATCCTAAAGTTGAAGAGGCTAAACGTGAAGTTGCTTTGATGCTTGACTGGTACGAAGGTATCGGATTTGATTATAACCAATTGGTTTACGCATATAAACCAGCTTAATTTTTAAGAAATGGGAAATAATAAAAAAAATACACCTGCAGTTGATAAGACTGCAGGTGTTAATCAGGAAGAAAGCAGATTCGCTGAAACAAAATCTGAACGCGGAACCGTTGAAGGTGAAAAGCTATTTGTTGAACAACAATCAGAAGCTGAAAAAGCCGAAGCGGACAAAGTAGCAGCTGAAAAAGCGGAATCCGATAAAGCAGCAGCCGAAAAAGCCGAAGCGGATAAAGTAGCAGCTGAAAAAGCCGAAGCGGACAAAGTAGCAGCTGAAAAAGCGGAATCCGATAAAGCAGCAGCCGAAAAAGCCGAAGCGGATAAAGTAGCAGCTGAAAAAGCGGAATCCGATAAAGCAGCAGCCGAAAAAGCCGAAGCGGATAAAGTAGCAGCTGAAAAAGCCGAAGCGGACAAAATAGCAGCTGAAAAATCGGAAGCCGAAAAAGCCGAAGCGCACAATTCAATTAATGCAACAATAATTCCTTCGGGAATATTTATTGCGGAAAATGGTGATGAATTTGAATTCACTGTGAGTTCTTTTACATTCCAAGGAAAAGTTTACACCAAAGAGGAAGCTTTGAGTGATCACGCTGATGTTTTAGAGCATCTAATTTCTGTTAAATCATTCATTCTAAAAAAAGTATAATATGTTAGCATTAGAAGATATCGGAGGCCAAAGCTGTGAACCAGTTGCTGGGTTAGCAAATGGAATATATTATGCCCCACACGCTGATTTTGCAACAATCAATGATCCCAAAAAAATATGTGATCCAACACCTGCTAATGTTGCTGCAACTTTTGCAGAATTGGCAGAAATTTCGATAGCACATACTTTTAAAACGGGAAAATGTTTTTTTAAAAACGAGATTGTTACTGAAACAGGATCAATTAAATCAACCCAAATTGGTGAAAATGGAAGGGGATTGTTTCAAAATGAATTAGTAGTTCAAATTGCTGGTTCTGCTGCAGATGTTTTAGGTTATTGCCGTTGGTTGAAAAATCAAAAATTAGTTGTATTGTCAGAAGAATTTGGAAGTGGAAATATTCGCCAATTAGGATCGTCAAGATTGCCTTGTACTGTAAAAGTAGAGCATAATCTTGAAGCAACAATTGAAGGAAACAATTCTGCAACAATCACTTTTAGTGATAAGAATTTTGGACCCGCTCCAATTTATAAAGGTGTAATTCAATTAGTGCCGGAGGCATAATCTTTTAAGGGAGGAATAAAAAAAGCCCTCCAACAATAAATACTTTCCTACGGTAATTTATTTTATAGCAACAAAGCCAAAGCGTTGGAGGACTAAAAGTCTTCTTGCTTTGGCTTTCTTGCATGTTTTAAATTATCGTAGGAATTGCAAATATAATCATCATCAATCAAAAATCGAGCAAAAAATGAAATCAAATTTAAAAAACACAAAGGCTTATGAGCCAGTCAAATCAAGACTTAAAACACCAATTTCTTACTATGGTGGCAAACAATCAATGCTTAAATACATTTTACCATTGATACCAAAACACCGGGTTTATGTGGAGCCTTTCTTTGGCGGTGGTGCTGTATTCTGGGCAAAAGAGCAATCCGAAGTTGAGATTGTGAACGATTTAAACGGTAATGTTATTAATTTTTATCAGCAGCTAAAAACGAATTTTAAGGAATTAAAAGAAATTATAATGTCAACGCCGTACAGTCGCGAAGTGTATAAAAACGCAATGGTCATTTATGAAGTGCCGTATATTTTTAGTCCTGTTCATCGTGCATGGGCTTTTTGGGTTGGTACTGTTCAGGGATTTTCAAATAAAATCGGTTCTTGGCGTAGTGCAACCACAAGAAGTAAAGAAAGTACATTGAATTATAATAAAAAAGAAGGTTTTAATGAGTCTTTATGCAAAAGACTTGAATTAACTCAGATTGAATGCAAAGATGCTATTGATCTTATTTTAAAACAGGATTCGGAAGATACATTTTTTTATATAGATCCTCCTTATGTTGGTGCGAATCAAGGTCACTATGGCGGTTATACTCAGGAGCATTTTGCTTCACTTCTTCACGTTTTAAGTACGATAAAAGGAAAATTTTTGCTTTCTAGTTATCCAAATGAATTACTTGATCAATATCGAAATGATTTTAAATGGTTTAGCAATGATAAGGATATGGTTCTTTCTGCAAGTCGTGAAAGCAACAAAAGAAAAACCGAAGCTTTAACTTCTAACTATCCTATTTAATCTAAAATCAGGTATGTAAATTTGCTTAACGTAAAATTATATCCCTATGCTTGATTATTTAGAAACTGTTCGAGAATTTTTTATTGATAATTTTACACCAAGTAATCCTGAAAGTGCAAATGTAAAATTATCAACTAGAGATCTATTAGTATTTATTTTTAGAACCTTTCCTGCTAATTGCATTTCAGATTACGAACTAAATGAAATTCTTATATCTCTGAGTTATAAGCGTTATACATACGTTATCGAAAGTTACGCTGAAGTTGAAAAAGATGATCGAACAGTTTATGAAATCCGAAAAAGTTTAGATTTCGGTTGGTGTCTAAAATCCGACTTGGATTTAATGACTCAGGAAGTCGAAATGTTGTAAAACCACTCAATGAGTGGTTTTTTTTATGTCCTATTGTAAAAAGTTCACACTTTCCATATTTGTACTATGGAAATTATACAAAATTGGTTTGAAGAAGGGTGTGATTATACGAAAGGAATTGTTATATACGGCAATCTTCCAAAGCATAGTCCATTACTTTTAAAAACGTTTCAAAAAAAGAATAATTCATTCAATAGTGAAAAGCTTAAATACGAGCTGAAGAAGTTTGTTGAAAAATACAAACAAACTGAATTCGTTGCCACTATCCAAAAAGCAATTATCGAAGTAACAAAACCGGTACCAGAAAAAGTTTCTGAAAAGGAACAAAAGAATGCTGTTTTGTTTCATCAACTTCCTGAATCATTGCGTCCAGTGTTACTTGAAGCAACCCAATTGTTTAAAGAAAACTGTTTGCTTAAAGTAAATTTAAATGAACTTCCTGCACATGCTGAAAAGGCAGCTTTAGAACTCCAGATAAAAATTCACACTAATTTCAAAAAGAATGAGCTGTGTTGGCAAAAGATTGATTTGTATTTAGAAAAGAGAATCGTTCCAGAAGCTCCAAAACAGGAATTTGAAGGATTAACACCTGCGGGAATGCTTAGACAACAACAATTGTTATACGCTTCTATTTCAAAATTAAATACCAGGTTAAAAATTAATCGTGAACAGCATTCTAAAGCAACAATTGTCGCGATTAAATCAAAAATTGAACGGCAGATTATAAAACAGGAAGAAAACTTACTACAGCAAAACGAAAAATTAATCATTATAAGCGGTTTGATTGATGGGAACTAAAAAAAGAAATATGCTGATTAAACGTGGTGACAGCACTTTTGATAAGATAAAAGCTCATTATATTAATCCTGAGCTTTTTCCACTCAGTGAAACAAATACCGATATCTTAAATCGATTAAATGAAGTTTTTGCTTTACGCTTAAACCATTTTTCATCACAGCAAATTGTAAATAAATGGGTAAAAGATAAAGGATTGTCACAGGCTCAAGCATATTTGGATATCAGGCAATCTGAAAAGCTTTTTGGTAGTGTAATGAAATCAGATACTGAAGGATCCCGTGCAATTTGGTTAGAGCATACACGTGATTTTTTGAAAGTATGTGTACAAAAAGGAGACAGAAACAATCAGGCAAAAGCATTGCTTTTATTGGCTAAATATGGCGGTTTTGCAAATGAAGATAACCCTGAATTCAATCCGGAGAAATTCGAAAATATGGAAATCCATGTTAATGTACCAAAAGAGGTTCAAAACCGACTTATGGAAATGTTGTCGGGTGGTTCAGTTGATTTAAACGATTTAAATGTTACTGATATTGATTTTGAAGAATTAAAACCTGAAGAAGACGATGATCAGTAAGAAAAAATTTGTTGAACTGACAGTACCTCAATTAACCTGCGTTTTAGCTCCACAAAAAAACAAATACATTGAGATGGGTCGTGGTGGTGGTAAGACCACTATTTTTGGCTTTCAAATGAGGGAATTAGTAAGGCAAATGCCAAGGGCTTCATTTGCTTTAACAGGATCTACCTACTCTCAAATTCTTGCCAGAACATTGCCCTCAGCAATTGAAGGATTGGCAATGTTTAATTTGCACCAAGATGTCGATTTTGTTGTGGGCAGATCAGGTAAAAAGCTTGGCTATGAAATGCCTTTTCAACCGCCGAATCAATGGAACAATATTATACATTTTCCAAATGGTTCGATTTTTCAATTGGTATCTTTAGATAATGCCAATTCTGGCCGTGGTCTTAACTCTTATGCTGAATTAGGTGACGAAGCTGCATTGCTTGATCCGGAAAAACTGTTTACAAATGTAAAAACAACCAATAGAGCCAAAAAGGAGATATTTAAAAATTGCAGTCTTTTAGGTTCTGAATTTTACGTTTCATCAACTCCAATCAATAAAAAAGGGAAATGGTTCACTGATATGGAGGCCGTGGCTAAAAAGAACCCAATGCTGTACGCATTTATTAAGGCTTCAGCACTTTCAAACCCTTATTTAAATCCTGCATGGTTTAAGAAAATGCGTGATCAGGCAGTATCTGAAATACTGTATAATGCTGAGATTTTAAATATCAGACCAAAAGAAATCGTTGATGGCTTTTATGGTAATCTTATTCCGGCTAAACATTACTACACTGATTACAATAATAGTTATCTGGAGACAATTGGCGTTGTTGCCAGACAAGAACACTTTAATTCTAATCAGGACAATGATGTCCGTCCCAATGAACCGCTTATAATGTCAGTTGATTTCGGTGTGTTCAATTGTTGTGTTGTTTCTCAGGTACAGGATGATACATATCGGGTATTAAAGTCATTCTTTGTTAAGTCACCTAAACTATTGGATGATATGTTTATTGAGCAGGTTATCCCCTACTATAGACCGCATCAAGAAAAGTTCGTTTACTTATATGGTGGTCACGACGGTAATAATAAGCTGCCTAACGATAACAGGACATACTTCGAACAGATTACCGAAGTACTTATTAAACACGGTTGGACAGTATATCAAATGACGAAAGGTGCTGCACCAACGCACACAGATAAGTATCTACTCATCAACGCTATGCTTAAAGAACATCAAATGCGATTGCCAAAGATCCGTATCAATGAGCATAACAACCCTGATCTTATCATAGCCTTAGAGCGTACAGAAGCTAAGGAAGCTTTGAAGGGTGGTATAGAAAAGGAAAAGAAGGATGAGCGCAACAAGCTGTTCCCTCAACAACACGCTCCTCACCTCACCGATGCCTTTGACATTCCGATCATGACAATGTTCAATGACATCTTTAAAGGATCAAACCTCCTACTGTCCGAAAGCCGTATTCAAACCACATAATCATTGCATTTTCATATATCCTGACTTTTTGGATATGGAAAGTGTGAAAACTTATAGGGACAGGCGTGCTTTTCTGTCAAATATTATAAAAAATATTATTTCTTTTTTAGTCAAAAAATTGATTATCAAATAAATAAACTTTTAAATATTAGAATACATATCAAAAAAATGCTTAAAAAATGCTGTCCTATTTTAAAAACCGCCAAAGAATGAATTTTGGAGTATGCAAAAGGAAACAATTTCATTAAAAGAAGGTTTAGCCATACTTAATCAAAAAGATCAAAAAGGAACGCTTATTCCTTTTGATTTGACTTACCGGACTTTTAATGCCACATCAAAACGAGGAGGTAAATTAAAATCTTATTTGGGTGCGAGACTTCTTTTAGAAAAAAATCCAAACAAAACTCATAAAGACACAATTGAAAATATTTTAGTTCCGATCAAGAAAACCAAAAATGCAAACCATTTTGAGAACAGGACCAGAAATATCGAATTATCAGATCAGAGTGTTGTTACAATTCGCATCGATTTTATAATCAGTATTAATAATAAAGAAATCATTTACTAATGTCAGAAAGTACATTCTTAGGTAATCATATCGCAATCTCCCAACACAAAGGATCACCGGCAATGGTTTCTTTTAAAAATTCCATTGATAAAATGGACGGTACCGTTACCGCTGTAAAAGTTGATGTAAAAGATAAACAAGGTGAAATTGCATCTTGGGGCAAAAACAATGATTATCCACAACAGGTAATCAAAGAAGTAAAGAAAAATGGTGCAGCTGCTTCTTCATTGCGATTCCTTAGAAAAGCACATTACGGAAATGGGTTGGTTTTATTGAAAAATGAAGTTTCACCTGAAGGAAAGAAAGATCCTAAAGTTGTTGCGCTTAGTGAAGTTCCTGAAATTAATGAGTTTTCCCGTAAATCTCAACTGATTCGATTTTGGCAGGAAACAATTACTGATCTGGAATGGTTCGGAATCGCATTTCCAGAATACATTTTATCTGAAAATTATGCAACAATCAACCGTGTAAAACGACAAAAAACAGCATGGTGCCGTTTCGAAATGATGAACGCTGAAAGTGGTTTGGTTGAACACGTTTATATTTCTGAAAAGTTTGGTAAAGGCGGCTCTGTTGATGTTAGTAGCGAATTCGTTGCTAAAATTCCCCTAATTGATAGTTACTGGTCAGCTGATGAAGTACGTGAATATTGCAAAGCAAATAAAATCACAAAGTTCATTAGACCTGTATTCTATCCTTTACTTGATGAAGCGTATTATCCTGAAAGTGAGTGGCAAGCAATTTTAAAATCTGGCTGGTTAGATGTTGCCAATTCAGTTCCGGCACTAAAAAAAGCATTGTTTGCCAATCAAATGACAATTAAGTTTTTGATTGAAATTGACGAACAATACTACACAAACATTTATGCTGAAGAATGGGCAAAAATGAAAGTGGAAGAACGCAAAAAGATTAGACAGGATTTAGTTGATTCTATTAATGATGGACTGGTTGGAAATGAAAAAGCCGGAAAGTCAATTCAATCAATGAAATATACTAATCAGAAAGGCGAACAGGTTTCTGCAGTTACAATTACAGCTATTGATGATAAATTAAAAGACGGTGTATACCTACCTGAAGCTTCTGCTGCAAACTCTGAAATATTAGTAGCCTTTGGTGTTGATGCCACTTTAATTGGTGGTGCAGGTATTCCAGGCGGTGCATTAGGTGCCGGTTCTGGTTCAGATAAGCGTGAAGCCTTTTTAATCCTGCAGTCACTTTACAAAACCAATAGAGAAACCACACTTGAAATCTTCAATTTTATTCAGGATTACAATAAATGGGATCCTTTAATTGTTGCCGGGTTCGAAAATACCGTGCTAACCACATTAGATAAAAATCCAACCGGAATAAAAATCACTACAGCATGATATTAGAAACTACAGCCGACTTAAAAAAATACGTTTCAGTTGCTCAGTCATTTGAGTTTACCGATTTTGAGCCATACATCACAAAAGCTATAAACTCTTTTACAAAAAAATACATTGGTAATCTTCATATCTTTTTAAAAGATGAAGCTGCGGATCCAGATATAAATTTTGAAATCAAAAACGAATCGCGCGAGCATTTACGCAATGCAATTGCAAACTTCGGATTGTTCATATATTTTCCGTTTATGTCCGTAATGTTAGACAGTTCTGGTGCAACGGAAGTAAAGAATGATCAACGCCAAAGAGTCAATTGGGGAACCGAAAAAGACATACGCAGGGAATGTTTACGCTCAGGTCACGAAGCAATGGATTACTTATTGGAGATTTTAGAGAAAAACCCTGATGTTTTTCAGGATTGGACTTCTGAATTTGGCACTATAAACAGACAATTATTGGTTTACAACACGTCTACATTCAACGAACACTATCATATTTTCAATTCAAGACAAACCTTTTTGGCTCTTCAATCTACAATCAAACAGGTAGAAGATCAATATTTACGAACAATGCTTTGCCCGGAACTCCTCTCTGTTCTAAAAACTGACGTTTCAGGAATCACGCAAGAAGTAAAAATTGAACTGCAAAAAGCCGTTGTCGCTTTTACTGTGGCAAAGGTCGCGAATCGTGGGCTTTTCCTTTTAGATGATAAAGGCCTAAGAGTAGATTTTGAAATTCTTATCGATGGCAAAAAGGAAAGTGTTAGTTCTGGAAATACTGCCAATCAAATTGCAAAATTAGTTGAAGAACAATCAAACAATGGAATTCAATATTTGGCGGTGGCCAGAGAATTAATAGAAACCAATATTACTGAATTTACTCAATGTGAATTTCCATTAAAAAAAACAATTTCGACTGGTACGGGATATACACCATACGATACACCGGGTGTATTGTCAATCTAATCCTGTCCTATTTTAAAAATGTCCAAAACTTGAATTTTGTCCTATGAGTATTTTAGCTGCAAATAACGTATTTCCACATGATCCGGAAGATAACTGGAAACTTAAAACCGACAAAGGAGGTTATGAAGGTACTTCACAAGATCTAAAAAAACAGATTGACGAATTAATGTCGCCGGATGATATATTGGTGCGTGGTGCGATTACTAAGGATGGCAATAAAAGAATAATTGCACCTTATGCTTTTACAATAAGAATTGATCAGGTTGAATATACAAATCCAGACTTATTTGAAACTACAATAAGAACTGCAGCCGAAGGACATTATAGAATTGACATTTTTGTCTTTACAAAATTTTCAACAATTGTAAAAATAGAAGGTGACGAAGGTATTGAATCTGCACAAGAACCGGATACACCAAACGGTACAATCAAAATAGGCTTTAATTCCGTTTTTGGTTCTATTATAAATGAACCTGAAATACCGGTTCCGGATAACACTACCGTAAAAAAAATAGAAAGTCAAGATTTTATAACCAATTATGGTTTAACTGCTATTATTGAAAAAATTGAATTACTTGATGAGCGCAGTTCTATTTCATTAACTGGAGCTGTGACAGATATAAAATCAATCCAAACTACCGTTGAATTAATTAGACCCGGTAAACCCTTCTTCATCAAAAACAGAACTGCTCATAATGTTAAAATATGGCACAATTCCGGTACAGGAAATATTAAATTTTTCTTTCCGGATGGCTATGATTTATTACTTAAACCAAATGAAATTTTACAATTCAATTTAAATGCAAATGACCTAAGTAATATCAAATTAGAATTAGTAGGTTCTAATGGCAATATTTTAAATTCGATCGTACCAAATTCTTCAATTAGTTATACTTTCAAATTATCTGATCTCTACAAAAAAGCAATTATTGAACATTCAAGTTCATCAGCAATAACTGAAATTATACCAAATAATTCGTCCGTTGCTTTTCCTATTGGAACTGTTTTACAAAGTGTAGCCACTGGCACCGGAATCCGTACTACATCGGGTGCTGCAGGTGTAACAATAAAAACAAACTTAAATCTTTCTTCAGTTCAAAATGAAATTAGACGATTTATAAAAATAGATACAAATACCTGGTTGATTGAAGGCAACATAAAAAAATCTAACGAAACTTTTATGATTAGGGACTCGCATTATTCCTCTGCGCTCGCAAATAGTAATTGGTTCTTTAAAGTATACACAAATGCCCTTACTAGTGCAGACAGCACAACGACCGACTTTTTAACTGCGATTACAAGTGGTGCATCATCAAACTACATGAGCATATTTGAAGCTCCATTTACTTGTGAAATAGTAAGTATTACCGTTTCAATGGAAAATGATTGGCCTACTACAGGATCATTTGGATTTGGTAAGCACAAAAAAAAACAAAGTTCTGGCGCAGGCGTACCAACAAACCCAGAAATTATACACGAGTTCCCATTCTCAAAAGGATCTTATTCCCAATTGTATAAAAAAGTCTCAACTGCAGATTTCGGTATAAAGACAATAAACGAAGGTGAATCACTCGTTTGGGGATGGAAAGGTGAAATCAGATATGCCAAGATTTTGATAGAAATAAAGAAAGTTTAACTAACATATAAAACGAATGAAACTAAATACCACACTCTATGTTTCTCCAATCGTTACAGAAGGCAAATTCGATGACGTTTACATTGAAGATACGTCATTTGAACTAAACAGAAAAGATTCAATATTGAGAATAAATTTTGAAATGTTCTATTTCCGAGACGGAAAACGAACAGTAATATCAACAGCTTCTCTAGGTTTTCAAGGGATGAATGACGATGTAAACTCAACGAACGAAAAGACACTTTTTAAATTTAATGATTCCGAAGATACTCACGGACTCATTCAGTATTTTCTTGATAACAATGGAATGTATCCAGAAAATAGTGAGATTGTTAATTGGGGATTTCCAAGTTTCGAAGATGCACTGACATATCTAAATGGCGGTAGTTTTCAAAATCCAGAATTACATCCGGTTAATGATTTTGTAAAAGATTGGATTAGAAATTCAGTAATTATGAAATCAGAAGCTATAGGTAATCAATTTGAATTTGTCGAATAGTGCTAGCAAGTAAATCCACATTTTTCAGCAAAACAATTGAGGATCTGAAATTAGCCAGGTGCAACATTCAAACAATTCTGATGATCAAAGGATATAACAAATTAGAAATTTCAATCTACTTAAAAGCTTTTGATTATTTCTGCCAAAACCCAACAGATTTTGACGGTGCAACGGTTGTAAAGGATTTACAAGATCTCCCAAAATTAGACCTCGATGCAATGCTACATGACTATCAATATTCTGTACAAAATGTAGCTGCAACATTTTACACAAAATGGTACTCCGATTGGCTTTACGCAAAAGGTCAAGAACGAAAAGGAAAAGGGCAATACAGCTCATTCAGTCGATTTATAGGCTTAACTCTTATCGGAATTGGTTTTGTTCCATATGCTAATTATAAACGTGGCAGTATAACATTAAAACAAAAAAAAGAATTTTTAGAAGATTATAAAACATTAATGAATTAAACATGAAAACATTTCTATTGTATCTCTTAACGGCTACATGCTTATTTTTTACCCCAATTGTTGGTTTACTAGTTGCTGTGGGAGCTGCAATAATTTTAGACACTGCATTTGGTATTTACAGATCAATCAGAGTTAAAGGTTGGAAATTCATTACAAGCAGAAGACTGAGTGAAATTATCTCAAAAATGTTGCTTTACGAAATGTGTATTATTTTCCTGTATGTAATTGACTTTTTTGCATTGTCTGAATTCTTTCAAACTTGGTTTTCAATTTCATTTTTTGCAACAAAAGTTTGCGCAATTATACTGATTTTCATTGAAGGTGTTTCTATAAAAGAAAATTTTGAAAAGGCAACAGGTAAAGATATATGGGCTTTAATAAAAAAGGCTTTAGGACGTGCAAATGAAATTAAAGATAGTATAACAGATTTTAAAAAAACAGAATAATTATGACAGCATTTATATCAGCGGGACATAATCCTAAAGGAATTAAAGTAGATCCGGGTGCAGTTGCAAACGGATTACATGAAGCCGATTTAACGGTAGAATTTAGAAACTTAGTAGTTGAACAATTAATTAAAAAGAAAGTAGCCGTAATCACCGACAAAGATGATGCCCGTCTTGGTGATTATTTAAAAAGCATTCAGACAGGTAGTGGTTCTGTGGTTTTAGAATTTCATTTTGATGCAGCAGTTTCATCCACTGCAACCGGAACCACATCTTTATTTGGTAGTGATGCTGATCGCTTAGATAAAGCTTTTGCAAAGGAATTGGTTGAAACAACATCCTCTATTTTAGGTATTAAAAACAGAGGTGCATTATCTGAAAAAGATAGCCATCGAGGAAGTTTAGGATTAATGAGAAAACAGGGAATCGTTTCTCTATTAGAAATTTGTTTCATTTCTAATCCGTCAGATGTTAAAGCCTATAATGACAATAAAAAAGCATTGGCTTTAAGTATCGCGAATATTGTTGAACGTTACGAAAATATGATCTAAGATGAAAAAAGTATTATTAATTATCTCTTTTCTAATACTGTTTTCCTGTGGTCGCCGACAATCTGAAACCTACAAAACAGAAGAAATAACAAAGTTAGAAGCTTCAGGAATTATTAGGAATTCCGGGAATTCCCAAGAAATCCTAAGTCAGGAATCTAACTTAAAGCAAAATTCAATATCAAGGATCAATGAAGAAAGTGATTTTTGTACAGAAGAAAATACATTTGAGCCTGTAGATCCGAGATTTCCCGCAAGCGTTATCGATTCAAACGGTAAAGAAACCCAATTGAATAACGCAAAAATGACTAATAAAAAAAGTCATGGGAAAAACAAGACAAATTCCGAGAATTCCCAAAACTCCGAAAAAACCATAAAAACAGATTTACAAAAAAATACGGAACAAGAAGAAAAGGCAGATATAAAAATAAAAGCTGCAGAAAAGAAAAAAGGCGCAACAAAAAAAACAATCCGTGAACCTTGGAGTTTGTTAAACCTATTTTGGTTATTGATTCCAATTGGTTTAATAATTATTATTCTGTGGATCAGAAAAAAGAAAAAACAACTAAATCCATTATCATGAATTTACCAGAAGAAATTTTAAACCTGAAAGAAAAGAAAGCCCGTATTTTTTTTGAAATTGAATCGCTCGCAACTGTAAATGATCAAGTTTTTACAAAATTTGGAAAAGTAGTTTCTGAACTTATGCTAAAAGAAAAGCAACTACTTCGTATCAAAAATGAAAATTTAGATGAAGAAAATTAAATTATATATTCCTAAAGATTGGAATGAAATGAGTGAAACGCAATTAGAAAAAATTGCGTTTCTTTTCAATAGTAGTGAAGCCAATATAAAATTTTACATCAAACTTTTCTTTATTTTGAATGGTGTTAAATGGTGGCAATTTTCAAAAAAAGCACGTCTGAGAATTGTTCTCAGAAATTGCCCGCTATCAGAACTTCATAAAAACTACGAATATATTTTTAAGGAAAATAACAGAACCATTTTCCCTCAAGTCATCAAAATAAAAAAAACAAAGTATTTCCCTCCACAAAACCAAATTGCAAACCTTACTGCAGATGAGTTTGCGGTTGTTGATGATTTGCACATTCAATGGAGGAAAACTAAAAACATTGAATGTCTTCAGTATTTAAATGCAGTTTTATATACTGAAACAAAATCCCGTCCACTGTTTGATAAAGACGATTTACACGAGAAAGCATTGTTATTTAAAGATGTACCATTAGCAAAGCTTTTCGCTGTAGAAACTGCCTATTTTGGTTGCAAAAATAATTTAGTCAAACGTTTCAAAAAAGCTTTTCCAGAACCAAAGCCCGGAGCGAAACCATCAAAACAAAAATATGGATTTGGAAAAGTCATTTTAGGAATGGCAAAAGGTGATTTATCGAAATTGGAAAAAATTAAACAGGTTAACATTTACGCTTTCCTTGAACAATTTGAGGAAGATCTAACACCTAAGCAATAATGAGAAAAGTTACACATAAACCGATCGTAGAATTTCACAAAAGCATCGCTGATGCACATAAACAAATAAATGGTTTTTACCGATTCAATTGGAATGAGATTACAGGTAAATTCAGATCAGGTATACAAACACCTGCATTATTATTAGAAAGCCATGATTCCGGTCTTAATACAAATTCAAATAACACAACGACTTTTAATGGCCGTAACATTTCTTTTATTTTACTTGATTTTACTGGCAAAGTAGACAATTATGCCAAACAGGAAGAAGTATTGGATAACTTAGAAAACATCGGGTTAGATATTGCTTCATACTTAAAGAAGCTAAACGGAGATGGAAACTCTTGGTTGTTTGGTCTTTTTGTAACTGATTCCTGGCGAATGGAAAAAGTAGGTCCGATTTTCGATAATATGTATGGTTGGAATATTTTATATACTTTAAAAAATCACGAATCCCTCTCTTGGAATGGCGATAATTGGGAATTCCCAGAACCGCAAACCTCTCAAATCTGAGAGGTTTTTTTATGTCCTATTTTAACGCTTTGTGTACCGATAATTTAGCTAAAAAATAAGCTATGGCAGGAACTATCGATATTGCACAAAGAGAAAAGGAAATCACTTCACAAGCTGTAAAAAAACTTCGTACAGCGGTCAAAGAAGGAATTTCACACACTACAGAATCCCGAACAGGGCAGGCCTTACGAATGGGTGGTGCCGGTAGCCGTTTTAAAAACCAAAGATTACAGCGTATCACAATGTCAGCTCCTTACTACATTTTTATGCAACATTATGGTTTTGAAGGCAAAAAATCAAACGGAGTAAATCAACGGCTAAAAGCTACAGATATTTTTACTAAAGCCATCGACTCCGCAAACATTTTAGAAAACCTTGCTGATGAAATTTCGGAGCTTAGAATTGATCAGGTAACCGCTTTAATCCAATTCAAAAAATAATGGCTAAAAGAAAAGAAATCCCTAGAGAATTATCCATATACATTAATGATAAAGAAGTTGTTAATTCCCTTGCCGGAATTACCAGAGCAATCAGCCAGACCAAAAATGAAATAAACAATCTAAATAAAAATTCAGATACTTATAATGATGATTTGAAACGTTTAGGAAAAACGCTTGATGAATTAACAGATGTACAAGGCGAATTTAAAGATGAATTAAAATCCATCTCAAAAGCTTTGGATGACAGTGCCGGAAGTTTTAAAAAATTTAAAGATGGTTTGTTATCGGGTGATTTAGAAAGTGCAAAGGAAGGATTTTTGGGGCTTCGCTCAGAATTGACCATGCTGGTAAAAACTTCTATTGCATTTATTTCGACTCCTTTAGGTGCATTCATTGCTGCACTATCTGCTATTGCTATCAGTACAAAATATGTATTTGATTTTAATAAAGAACTTGAAAAATCAAATGATGTACTGCGTGCCTTTGGGGTTTCTGCAGAATCACTTTCAAATGTGAGATCTGAGATTATGGCAACTGCACAAACTTTTGATAAAGAGTTTTCAGATATCGCATCCAAAGCGAATTCCCTTTCAAAATCCTATGGTATTTCAATGTCTCAGGCAAATGAAATTATTGCAAAAGGTCTGGCAAATGGTGGTGCGCAAAACGAAGAGTTTTTGGACAGTATTGGTGAATACGATGAATTCTTTGCAAAAGCAGGTTATTCTGCATCCGAATTTATTGATATCATAAACAAAGGCTTTGATTTGGGTATATACTCAGACAAATTGCCGGATGCCTTAAAAGAAGCTGATTTATCATTAAAAGAACAAACCCAAGCGAGTAGAGACGCCCTTGTAAATGCATTTGGCGCAACTTTTACAGACGATATTTTATCAAGGGTTACTGCGGGTAAAACCACAACTAAAGAAGCATTAGAAGAAATTGCTGCAGAATCGAAAAAAACTCAACTTTCGCAACAACAGCAAGCGCAATTAACTGCAGATATTTTCAAAGGTGCGGGTGAAGATGCCGGTGGTGCTTTGAAGATATTAGAAGCAATCGGAAAAACTGTTCAAACAGAAATGTCTGCAGGAACAAAAGCACAATTAGAATTATTGGCTGCAAATGAAAAACTGAATAAAGCTCAGGCGCAACTTTTCGAAATTGTTGGTTTTGGCGGTATGTGGGACGTTGTTAAGGCGAAAGCTACAGATGCACTTGCAGAAATTTTAATCTATATCGCAGAATTAAAGGGAGATATTCAACCACTAATTGATTTGGTTGCATTTGTATTGGTTAATGCATGGACTTATTTAAAATTCACGGTAGTTAATGCATTTACGATCATCGGTACAGCTCTTAAAGTTTTCTTTGATTATTTCAAATTCGTTTTTGATGTTATCAAAGCTATTATAACCGGAGATTTTAAAGGAGCTTTTAAGTTGGTTGGTGATTACTTAGTAAATCTGGGTAAAACGATCAGCAATTTCTTCGCAAAAATAAAAAATAGTATCCTAGATGCTATAATGGGAATCGTCTCAAATATAGCTCCACTATTAGAAGCAATGGGAATCGACGTTGATAAACTTCAAAAAAAGTTAGAATCATTAAAGTCTAAAGAAATAGTTATCAAAACGACTGACGATGATAAACGACGTACAAAAACCCCAGAAGAATTAGCAGAAGAAGAACGTTTATTAAAAGAAGCTCTCGCAAAACAAAAGGCTTTGCGTGATGCAGCACGTCAAAAAGAAGCTGACGCCCGAAAAAAAGCCTTAGAAAAAAAACGTGCTGAAGAAGAAAAGGCTGCCAAAGAAGAATTAGACAGGATTTTAGCATTAGCAAAAGCAAAAGCCGATCTGGCAAAAGCGGAATTGAATTTCTTTATTGTAAGCAACAGAAGTAAAATAGATTCTACAAAAGAACTTACACCTGAAATTATAGCCGAGGAAACCAGACGTTTGGACTTGATTAAAGACAAGCAACTTACGGTTTTAGCGGAAGAACGTTTGGCTAATGTCGAAAAAGCTCAGGCAGATGCAAAATCAGCTGAAGAGTTTGCACTTTTAAAACTTGCTATTGATTATAATTACGAAACTCAACGTCAAAATTTAGAACTAAGTTTTCAAAGTTCAACCGATGCACTTAAAAAGCAATATGAAGAAGAGCAAAAAGTTTTAAAAGCCGAACAGCTCAAATATGATAATGAATTGGCATTGGCAGAAGCCGACAACAAATATGAGTATGATAAACTTAAACAAGCGCAGGACTATCAAACGCAATTAGACGATTATAAAAAGCTATACGATAGTAAAAAAATAACCGAAGACGAATATTACAGGTTTAAAAATGCAGCTGCTAATTATCAAAAAGACCTTGACAACGAACGACAAAACCAACAAATACAAACTTCTCTTGGTGCATTAAATACATTGGCCGGTGCATTGGGAGAAATGTTCGGTCAAAGTAAAGAGTTGGCAATTGTCCAGGCTAATATTTCTGGAGCGCAAGCAATTTTATCTATTTGGCAAGCTCCGGCTGCACTACCACAACCTTATGATGCAATTCTGAAAGGTGTATTAACTGCAGCTTCTGTGATACAAACAGGTGCGCAAATTAAAAATATTCAAAAGCAAAAAGCTCCAAAAAAACCAAAATTCTTTTATGGTGGTTTTACAGGAAGTAGTGCGCATTTGGGTTATGACGAATTTGGACCGATGACAGGTATTGTTCACGATCAGGAATATGTTATTCCAAAAGCAATGACGCAAAATCCAAGATATGCCAATACTATTGCATGGATAGAACAGGAAAGGACAGGCAAAAAAGTCAAAAAATTTGCCGATGGAGGTGCAACTTCGCCAAATACTATTCCTGATAATGTTATTGCCGAAAATAATGATGATATGATTCTTTTATTGCGAGCTGTATTAAACCGTTTAGAAAATCCCGTGGCTCCCAATTTGAATTTTGGTTATGATGACGCAAAGAAAGTTCAGGATTTACTTGACGAACGTGCAGCTTCTGATCAAAACGGAATTGTTAGTTAATTTTTTTGTAGGTTTGTTCTACACCTAAAATATAATTTATGAATAAAACTGTATTATTATTGTTGTTTTTCTGTTTCTTAGGATATGGCCAGAAACTAATTGTTACACCAGAAGGATTTAAAAATTCAGAAGAACTAACAAAGAAATATGTTGTAATTGATGTAGAGGGAAAAACCGCGAAGGATCTTTATGAAAATGCATTAAGATTCATAAACAAAAATTATAAAAATCCTGAAAAAGTAATTACAGGAAAGGTTGAAAATGAGTTTATAAGTATTAATACCCATGCAACTGATTTTATTACAATTAAAAATTCATTTGCAAAAATTCCGATATCAACTGATTATAATTATGATTTAAGTTTTAAAGATAATAGAGTAAAATTTGAAGTCACAGAAATAGACATGTATGACAAATCTGGAAAGTTTAAGCTTAAATTTAAAGGCGAAGGGGCATTTTCGGGTTATTATATTTATAACATGAAGGATGAACTGAAAAAGCCAGAAGCAAAAGCAGAGTTAGAGAATTACTTTAATAGCTTTATAATTGTTATGTCAAATTATCTAAAAAGTACCGTTGCAGAAGACAAATGGTAAACACAAAATTATAGACTAAAACCTCTCAAATCTGAGAGGTTTTTTTATGTCCTATTATTAGCAATCCAACTCTTTTAATTTCGTGTTATAATAATGAAATTATGATATCAATTGCTAAAGCTCCGGCTTTAAATCGGGTTCTTCTAGACGCTAATAATACTGAGGTGGTCATCACATCAACAAATGGCAGTGGTTTTTATTTCAGAGCTTTAATTTATGTTGATGATGTTCTTTTTGATGAACAGGGCTGGTCCCGAAAAGATAGTTATACAGCTTCAAAAGATCTGGTGAAACTTTACAACGCTTATTTTGAAACAGTTTTGAATATTTATGTGGAAAATGGTTTAACTGAACAAACGCACCTAAAAAAGAAAATTAAAATTACCATCGAAGAAAAATCCCTTGCTACTGATTCAGTCGTTGCTTCCGTCGATTTGCCTGTTTTTTACTTTATGTACAATGTAAATCCTATTCATTTTGATGATACTACTAAAGTTCAAATTTTAGGTCTTACACCTCCTGTAGTTCGTGTTCCGGATAACGGGAAAATTATCTTTCCTTTTTATGTTAAAGCAGAAGCTGAGACTGCAACTGTTGAATTAAAAGACAATTTTGGAAATATTATAAACACACAAACAACCGAAGTTTTTACAGGTAAAAAAGTATTCATATACTCATTTGATTTGACTCCTGTTGTTCTAATTAAAGACACACTATACTTTGAACTTAATATTGTTTGTGGTTTAAAAAGTGTAACTAAAATGTACCGGTTAATTCGTTTTCCTGATTTTAAAGTAAAAGAAATATATTTTAAAAACAATTTCGGATACTATATTCCAGCCTACTTCGATGGCGAACTTGAAATACAGGATTCGTTAAAAATTGATGATTATCAAGAAGCTGACGGATCAAGTGTAATTTATGAGATAAATGAGGAAGCCGCATACACAATTAATACAGGATCATTATTGCAAGACGAAAGGGCAATTGTAAATCAAATTACAACTTCACATGAAGTCCTTTTCAAGGTCAATAATGATTGGCGAAAAATTCAGACCACAACTAAAAAAATTCTGGAATATCGAGATAAAAAGCATTTGTACGCTCAGGATCTTACATTTTCTTTTGTGAAAAATGGCAAAGTCAGTAATTATTATGATGTGATTGCTCCTGATTGGGATGATAATGATTTTTTACCTAATGATTGGTTAACTTAAAAATAAAAAAAATGGACTTTGACGGATTTGTTACAATGATAGAAGGTTTAGGTACCGGAGAAAAGAATACAGCTTTAGAGATGAGAACCCTTTTAACTCATTTAATTCAAAATATATATATACCAGGTGATGTGAAAATGGTTATTTGCACACAAGAGGAATTAATTACAGATTATGATGAAACTGGTATAGGAAAAGGTAAGAGAGCCGGATGGGCTAAACTTAATGGTTTAGGCGGGCGTTTACCCTTTGGTGGGCGTGTACCGATAGGGCAAAGCGATGCATACCCAATCATTGGTACGCGAGGTGGTTTCGAAAAACATAAATTAACAATTGCAGAAATGCCTGCTCACAGTCACGATATAAAGGTAAATAGCGGTTCTGGAGGATCAATTAACGGTGCAGAAGATGCTGTTAGTAGCGGCACTACTATTTCTACCTCCTCAACAGGCGGTGGAGAACCACATAATATCATGCAGCCATTCGTTGTTGTCCTTTACCTTGTAAAACTAGAATAAATGAGTTTAATAAAAATAATTGCTAACGATATCGAATTAGATTTTGTAAAAGAAACGTTGTCTATAAAAACAGAAAACAATGCTTTTTCACGTGATTTTAAGGTATCTGCAACGAGCTATCCGTTTCTAATTATTGAAAATACAAAAACGAACAATGCTTTAGGTACTCGCGATCTTGCGTCAGTTAAAAAAAAGAAAATAATACAGGTAACTGTATTCGATGGAGGTTTGAAATATTATGGAGAATTACAAGTATTAACTTATTTGACCAATTTTCGTAAATGCAACCTGAAATATTCGTCCGTTATTTTATCAATAATGAACAAAAAAATTGCTGATTTTATGCCAATAGTTTCAGTTATTCCTGATGAAGAAAATCCGGTTCCATATGCTGAAGAAACAAGCGGAATTGTCGAAGGTTCAAATTATTGGCAAACATATCCGTTATCATTTTTAAATAAAATATTTCCCGAAGTAAAATGGCAATTTCCCACAATGAACTGGTTTAACAAATTTGGTGTAGGACTAGAATCGGACGATGAATGGTATTATTTTAAAAACAAGATAAATGAATACGACCAAAACGGATTAATTTTAAATACATACGAGCTTATAGATAATGATATGATCGTAAAAAATAAAAATGTGGTAAGCCCTCAAGTTTTTTTATTATCGCCTTTATATTACGCTTTAGAAAGCATTGGTTTTAAGGCAATAGGTTCTGTTTGTGAAAATGATTTTATAAAAAGATTACTTTTTTTATCTACTAGAAATAATTTAACTCTTACTGATTATTTTAAACAAGTCTTCCCTCCATTAGCAAAGTTCGATGCGGGTAATCACTTTTTCTGGAGTACTAATTTTTTTTACGAAATTTTTACACCTGGTACATATTACATAAAATATCGATTTGAAGAAAAAACATTTCCAGAAAATCCGTACGGCGTAACTTTCAACATAATGTTTGCAGGAAGTTTAATATTTTCTTACGTATATCCATCTAATTCACCTGACAAAGTTTTCGAAGGTATTGTTGAATTCGAAGTTACTGGTGAAGAGTTAACGCATCAACTTGTTTTTGGATATTCAACTCAGCAAAATGTTATGCCTGTTTACAGTTTATCTACATTAAATAATGACAATAAATATCACCAAATGCATCCAACAATACAACTTGGACGATTTTTACCAGATTGGACATTTGGAAAATATTTAAATGAAATGCAAAAATTATTTAATTTAGAAATTATCCCGGATGATTTTTCTCAAACATTAGCTTTAAATTTTAATGAAGATACAATTGCAAATTCTGCTACTTATGAGATAAAAAAATCTTTAAATATGTCTTCTTACGATCCAACTCCGTACAACGCATTTTTATTGAAATATGAAAATGAAGAAGATACAGCACTTTGGATTACTACCGAAGGCGTTGAAGATTTCAATACGCAATCCTCTGATTTTTCCCAAACTTTAGGATCAAATTTTAAATATGTACCGGTTACATCTTCAGCTGATTTGTCCGACGCTTTAGAATCAAAAAGCGGTAGCGGTTTAATGATTTACGATCCAACAAATAAGCCCTTTATTTCAGAAAACTATATTGGTCAAACTCTAAAGATGACCGGAGCAAAGGGAATCTATCAAATGTTTTGGCGACTTCAATTAAAGTTTCTTTTAAATAGTTCAGCAGTCGAGCTTTCAGGTGCATTTACAGAAACGGAAAAAAATAAGATTCTAAAACTAAAAAGAATTTTTATTGATCATCAGGAATATTTTATTTCAACAATGGAAAGTACCGAAACGCAGCAGGAAAATTTTAAAATCAAGTTTAATTTATTTAGCATAACCTTTTAAAGTAGAAAAGCCTCTTAATTAAGAGGCTTTTCTATTAGAATATCGTCCATATTATGAATTTGTCGATCGGTTATACTATCAACAATATGCACATAAATCATAGTTTCTTTGATATCCGAATGTCCAAGAAGTTTCTGTAAAACTTCTACCCGACCATTACACAAAAGAAAGTTTGTAGCAAAGGAATGTCTCGCAACGTGGAAAGTTATTTTTTTCTTGATACCTACAATTCTGGCAATTGCTTTCAGTTCTTCGTTTATGTGCTTTTCAGAATAATCTTTCTCAAAAAGTCTTTCTTTTCCAATAAATTTTAAAGCTGACTCACTTAATGGAATACGTTGTAATTTTTCTCCTTTGTTTGCCACGAAAATTAATATATCACCGACTATATTGTCAATTGAAATCCTCTTAATATCAGAAATTCGTAAACCGGTAAAACATGCAAATAAAAACCTCGATAGAATATTTTTATAGGTTTCATTTATAAAATTAGATTTGTAAAATTCATTTAGTTTATAAATTTCCTCCGGCATTAAAAAAGTTCGATTCGATTGGCTTCGTGGTGTTTTGATATCTTGGTATCGTAAAGGCGTTTTAATACCTAACTCATTTGCAATATGAAGGTATTTCTTGAAATTTTTACCAAGGGTTTGAACTGTGTGCGGTGAGTTTTTTTCAACTTTCGCAAAATGAAAAATCATTTTTTCATAAAAAGATTTTGTTATTTCATTAAATAAAATTGATTTTTTATAATTTTTTACTTTTCGAAGTGAACTCATTTGCTGTTTGACTGTTGCAGGATCTCTAATTAATTTCTGGTTTTCCATTTCTTTTTCCCAAAAAGAAATAAAATCAATTCTGGAGGTAGGATTTTGAAACTCATGCAATAGTTTTTCCATCGTTAGAACTTCACTACCAAGTCTATAACTAATTTCAATCCTATTTAAGTCCGCTAAAGATTTTTCGATCAGTAAATTATAATCTTTCCAGAATATCTCTTTGCTTTTAACACGTTGCTTTATTTTATCATAATCAACAGGCTTTACAGAAATGTTTAAAGGAATTTTTTTCTTTTCTCCATCTAAAAAAATTTGAAGATATAAAGCGCAAGTTCCGTTTGTGCGAACGTAATCATCTTTGATTACAATTTTCGCTGTTAACTTCCCACTAAAATTCAT